CCAAGAGCATCCATACTATGGTCATTGTACTTTATCGGCTTATCAATAGCATTGCCATCCTTATCCCTTTGATAGCAGTAATTCTCAATCTCCTTAATAGTATTCACACACTTGGGGCTTATGTGGATTTTAACTGATTTGGTGGCATTGATCTTCGCATTAACATCCTTGATTCCACCAACCATATTGTAACCATATTCATTGAATTCTTGTATTCTGTCAGGCTCTGCCTTATCACCATATACTGTGTCAAGGTTGCTTGGGTTGAGATTATTCCTCTTCAACATCTCATTAACCTTGCCAATGAATTGGTAATTTATAAGGTTTCGCTCGTAAACCTCATCAATAACATAAGCCTCATTATCCAACCAACCAACCAATAAGAAACAACTTGGGTTGTTGAAACCAAAATCAGAACCTCCAGTATAATACTCGAAACCCCTACTGGATTCCTTGATATCCCAGTTCTGATAAATAATATCACCAACCAAGCCCCACTTACCAAGTGTTAATCGTGCATAAGTATCATAATCAAACTTCTTCCTATCCTCTGCCATTTGAATATAATTCTCATCAACAAAAGGATTCTCTGTATAATGGAAATGGACAACACAAGCCTTTTCATCTTCAATCTTATGAAATCTTTTATAAATCCAATGAGATTGCATTTCAGGGGTAACCACTAACAACAATTGTCCATAATCCTCTTGAGTTGCCTGACCCCTAATCCTTGAATCCAATTCCATAAAGATATCCTTATCAATCTCCTCGGCTTGTTCAACATAAATATAATCCATATTCAATGAACGAATCTTCCTCATATCATCTAAAGCTCTGAATATGATGGTTGTACCATTAGGGAAAGTCATAACACCCTCGGTTTTATTCTCCTGATAAGGCAACTCATACTTATCCAATAATTGCCTGATTTCCAACCAAGCAGTCTGCTTAAGACTCGGTAAAGTCAACCTAAAAACACCAATCTTCGCATTCTTATGAGTGAAAGCATACATCAAAACCTTATGACAAGCAAACAAGGTCTTACCAGACCCTGCAGATCCCTCAACAACCAAGTACCTATGCTTATCATACAAATACTCGGCTTGTTTCTCACTCAACTTCCACTCAACAACTGGCATACTATTCCTCTTCTAGGTTCTTCCTATCCTCTTCACTCATCTTATGCTCTGATTTAGTACTGGTAATCTCAATCTTAAACTCCTTATCAGAGGCAACATCAACTCTGTCTTTCCTACCCCATCTTTCAGGATTCTTCCTTTCCAATAACCAAGCAAGGGCAGTCCAATTCCTCTTATCAAAACCGATATCATAAATACCCTCGGCGATAACAGTTTCTGCCTTTCGCTCTGCCTCATTCAACTCTGCCAAAAAACTAACATAAGGCTCTTCACCCTCTCTAGCTTTTCGCTTCCAATTATTAAGAGTAGCAAGAGTAATACCACAAGCCTCACAACTAGTTGAAAGATAATTACCCTTTTCAATCATAGCCAAAAGCTTCTGCTTAAGCAAAGGCTCTTTAACAAACAAGGGCTTGTCACCTCTTCTATACTCAATCTTATCCTTATCAGTCATAAAAATCACAATATCCTCAATAATCCCTCAACAATCAACAAGGCAACACCCACAATGACACCAGTATAAATAGTACTCCTGATGCCCAGTTCTGTGGATTCTTTCTCATTCATCAACTCGACCCTTAACTTCTCCTCGTGCAACAAGGTAGTTAACTCATTAATCGCCTTGGTATTATTGACTCGCTCCTCATTCAAGGTACTGTTAAGATTATTCAAAGCATCAGTATTCTCACCTAAAGCATCCTTGATTTCCCTTATCTCATTGAAGAGTGTCTTATTCTCCGATTCCAGTTTTGTTACACGATTATTCAAGTCAAGATGGTCTTTGAATGTTGGACTACTCTCCTCCATCCAACTCCTCTGAATCATCAATATCATCAATTATGTCCTTGTATTCAGGATGGTAAACATCCAGTAATGCGATAATAATCAATACTACTGCACTCACTATCGCAGTCGCTAAATTAGGATCAAGACTAATGCCAAGCAAGGTTGCAATGGCTACCAGTATCAAACCTAAATCGCTAATTAATGTTGTTAATCTTCCTTTATCCATTCTGCACTCTCCAAAAATTAATTCTCCCCTCGCCCCCCATCAAAAGTGTATATGAGTGTGGGGGTGTGATTGGGAGATGATAAAAATAATTATGATGGGGGGGTCATCGGTGAAAAAATAACCCACTAAAAAATTTATAGTAATCAATCATCGCACAAGACAGTAAGTTGGTACATTCAGGATAACCACACTATTGTTAGTTATCTAACGAACAAAAAAAATCTGCAAAAACAAAAAATCAGAGAATCCAAAAACCTCTGACAAATCAGAGAATCCTAAAAAATCAGATAAAAAATTCCAACATCTTCAATAACCCTCAAATATACAAAAATTTTTCCGAAAAAAAAATTAAGTTTCTGCCGAAAAATAGCGATAGTCAAACCTTGCATATCGGTTTACATACTCCAAACAAGAAAACAAGCACCAAAGCATCATTTTAAACTTCTCGATATGCTCAACATTACACCGAATTTACTCAACATTTACCGAAAATCTGCAACAAAAAGGGTAAAAAATGCAACAAAAGGGTTAATTTACTCAACACGAAAAATGGTGTAGATTAAATCTACACTTGTATGGTGTGCTATATACCCCAAAACATACCAATGCTCCCTTAAAGTACAATTTCAAGTGTAAAGTGTACGAAAAGAAAAGTATTTCATATCGAAAAAGACAAAAGGATCAAATAAAAAAATAGTCAATATTGAAAAAACAGTAATATTCAATGCCCAAATATACCCCCCAGTTTTTATATAATACAAACAATATCATATAAAAACTACCCCCCACATAATAAGCACAAGACACTAACTTGGTACATTCAGGAATACTATAATATATAACCTTTTCGGAAAAAAAGAAAAAAAAGAAAAAAACACCCTAAACCAACCCCCAAACACCACCACACAAAACCCAAAAACCACAAAAAATCTATGCGACAAGTGTTTGCCAAAAATTTTTTTAACTAGGGACTTATTTTTAAGATCTTTGGCTTTGGCTTTGACTGTTTTCTATTGGATCTCTTAAGCTTAAGGGGGGGCTTTGTCTGTTAGTTGTTTTCTGTTATATTCCTATATAGTCTATATATAGTAATATGTTAATAACAGATCTTAACAGTCTTAACAGTTCTTAACAGATCTTAACAATAGCAAGTTATAAGAGATCCCAATACTAAAGAGTCAAAGAGTCAAAGCTTAAAAAGAGTCAAAGGGGGGGGGGCTTTGTCTGTTATGTCTTTTTTATTTTGAAAATGTAAATAAAAATATAAAAAAAAGGGATATTAAAAAAAAAGAAAAATAAGGGGGGTTTATAATAGTATACCTATTATTAGTACTATAAAAGAGTATATAGTTACTGTTAGTATTAAGAGGTCTATTATATCCAAAGTTTAAACCCCCTTAATGAGGATCGTTATATTTGGCTTGATTCTTAAAACACTGTTGGCAAAGGTTACAAGTTAAATTTTCAGTTGTTTGATATTTGCACTTGATTTTTACAAGCTCTTTGACATCCTCTTTTAAGAGGGGGTTTAATACTGTTATGTATTGGGCTTTGTCTGTTTGTATTCTGTTTAAGTCCTCTTTAGATTCTATAATAATAGAATCGTTAACAGTATACTCTTTAGCTAAACATCCTTTGTTTAAGTTTTCTGTTTTGGTATATCCATAAGCTAATTTATAACCATAGTCCTCTTTTAAGATTCTAAACAGATCGTTTGTAAAGTCTAAATGTTTTTGGTTTTCGTAGTCGCTTTTCATATTTAGTCTTAAGATATTACCCTTTTTAACTTCGGGGTTTACTTTTAAGGATTCTCTTAAAAAAGTGTAATTGTTTTCTTTATCATTAATAAATAAAACATAATGATAAAATATAAAATTCTTAAGAGTCTTTTCTAAACTATAATATCTTTTTGCCCCTTGTTTGTCTGTTTGACTTGCTAACTCTTGTTTGCTTGCATAACAGATTTTAGATATTTTACAAGATCCGTTTATCATATTAGGACAAAGCAAATAAGGTTTAATACTAAAGGCTCTTATAGAATCTTTGACTTTACTGTTTTTGTCAAATACTAAATAAGTCTTAAGATCGTTTTCAGTTTTCAGATTTTCTAATAAATAGTTAAAGGCTGTTTTTAATCCTTTTTCTATTTTGTCAAAGTGTATAAAAAAACAGTTTTCTATTTTGTAGTTTTCTTTTAAGTCTTGAAAACAGTTTTCAAACTCTTTATTGACATATGTTTTAAAAGCTTGAAAATCTTTAGTCTGTTTGACTGTTTGACAATTGTTTATTGATTCAATTAAGATTTTTGAGTTAATAGTTTTCATTTTTTGTCACTTCGTTTTATGTTGTTGGTACTAGTAACTAGTACTAGTTATTAATTTATTAGATATAGTATTTAAATGTTTTCTATTTTTGACTTTGATTTTTAACTTTTTTAATAAGTTCTTAAAAAAAGGGGGGTTTATTACTATAGATTAATAATAATTTTTTAAAAAAAGAGTATTGTTTATTTTAATTAAATAGTGCTATTATTTTAATTTAATTAGTATTGTTACTTTTATTATTTTAATAGCTAGTTTTAATTATATTAATTAAGATTTTCTGTTATGTTTTCAGATTTTCAGATCTTGCTTTGGATTTTCAGATTTTCTGTTATGTTTTCAGATTTTCAGATCTTGCTTTGGATTTTCAGATTTTCTGTTATGTTTTCAGATTTTCAGATCTTGCTATTTTTTGAGATCCCTTATATATAAGATCTTTTATAAAAAATAGTAAATTTTAGATTAGGGGGGTTTATATATACTGGGGGGGTGTTGGTGTGTGGGGGTTTTCCACGAAGCTTGTTAAATTTGGGCTTCCACGAAGTTTTTTTTCCACGATGCCAGTTAATGTTTGTGTGCCTCCACGAAGCTTGTTAAAAGTGTGTTTCCACGAAGCCAGTCAGGGATGATGATTTTCCACGATGATTGTCAAGAGGGTGTGGTTTTTTTTGCACGATGGTTGTCAATGGTGTTCCTGCACGATGGGTGCTAAAAAAGAGAGGATGTGGGGGTTTTCAATTATTAAATTCTTATTGAAGAGTGCAAGGATTAAGACAATGCATCTGAAAAGTAGTGTTTTCCTTAATTGAATATGTAATATATTTAAGTGTTGTTGAAAAATAGGGGTTTGTTGCACTTTTGATGTAGTGCAACTAGTAATAATTTTTAGAATTTGATATCTGATGGTTTCAGAGCATATTCTCCGATATGTTTCTCGAAGATATCTGCAACCATCTCGGCATCTTTCCTATCGTGGTAATTGTACCCTAAACTGAATTGTGGGGTGAAATTACATTTATCATTATTATCATAGACTCTTGCATAGATTAAGTTATCTCCTCTTCTGTGGAGTTCTGTTCCATCTTTGAGTCTTGGGCTTTCCACCCATATTCTGATTTTTTCTCCTTGATGGTGGTCATCAAGGTATTTCTTAAAGTCCTTTTTATCTTTGAATGATTTCATTTTTGCACCTCGTTTTTTTGTGAAATTCTAGGATTCATTTTTAAATCCGAAACTGATTTTTAAATCCAATTCTCGGAAACTTTTCCAGTTTTCGGAAATCGATTTTTGAATCTGAAACTGAAATTAGAATCCGAATCTCGGAAATTAAATAAGTTTTTGGGAATCCATTTTTGGTTCTATGATTGGGAAATAGTTTCTGATCTTGGGAAATCATCTGAATCGTGGGGCATTTATTTTCAGGGATTGGAGAATCCTGCTCTTTTTCCACGATTCATTTTTGGTTCTAGTATAGGTTTTCTATTTGTGGTACTGGGATTATTAGTACATCCAGTCCTGCTAGTTCTAATGGCAGGTATGTTCTGCCGATGTTTTTGGCTTTTTTGATTGTTTTTTTAATGATTAGGTCGGTTTCTGTTAGTATTTCGTATTCGTGGGTTTCGTTGTTTAAGCTTTTTTCAATGAATCTGTCGGTCATAGTTAATGGCATTGGTATGATGCAGACTTCTCGGTTGATCCATTCAGGGCTTGTGTATACTACTGATGATTTTACTGTTGTGGGTTTGACTCTGCAGAATTGGTATTCTTTGAATTTGATTTTTACTTCTATGGTTGTCAAGTTTTTTCCTCCTTTGGTATTATCTATTTTGTTTTTTGGTTTTATATTTTTATTGGTTGTCCTCTACTAATTGTATTAATGTTGCGATGGTTTCAATAATGTCCTTGCTTTGTATGATCTCTTGTGGGAATCCATTTAGTATAAGTCTTATTTTGTCGGTTTCGTATTTGTCTGTTTTGTAGTTCATATAGTTGATTCCATATCTTTGGTAGAGTTTGTCGGCAATTGTTTCCTCGAAGTTCATTTTAATCTACATCCTTTTGTGGGTAGTTTTTCTAGTTTTTGGCTTGTTTGTCCAGAGTATTGGCATTTGTAGGTTTCTGTGAAGTAGTATGTTTCGTGGTTTAGTGTTTTTGTGGTTGTGATTTTTAGGGGTTCGGTTGTTAGCATTTCGCAGGTTTCACATTTCATCTGTTTTTCACCTCTTGTTTTTTAGAAGTAGTGGTAGTGGTTGTTGATTTCTATTTCCAGTTCCTCTAGATCACTAAAATAGAATATTGTGTAATTGGTTTGTGTTCCATCCTCGGTTTCTGTCCTGAATCCGATACTGTTTTCAAATATTTCAATATAGGTTATTGCATCGTAGAAGATTGTGATTTCGTTGGCTTGGATTCGTAATTCATTTTTGGTTCTGAATCGTTGTGTGCAGTCTATTATTTGGGTTTCATCAGTTTGTGTGATTCCTTTTGTGTTTTTCAGTACTTTGATTAGTTTTTCAGTATCCATAAGTATCATCCTCATAATAAAAAAAAGAAAGGTTAGGGGGAATCAGTATTCTAATTCTTTCATAAATGTAGCCCCCTTTTTTTAGTACTCTCCGATTGGTTCTGAATGAAAACTATTTATAGCATAATACTCTTAATCTTCCATTAACATAATGGATTCCATCATCGACATAGAGATAGTCTTCTTTACATATCTTGTAGCCCTCTGAATCATCAATGATGTCCTTAAAAATTCGCTTGGTTTCATCATCGAAACTACGAATAATATCATTAACAGGGGTATGATAGGACACATCATCAAAAAGGTAAACACTTAATCTCTTGTTGTCATCTACCTTAACAACCTTGATCCCTAGGGGGTGGGTGACAGGGTTTCCATTCTCATCCTTTAAATAGAAATTAAAATATCGGTTGTGTTCGGAGAGGTCATATGCTCCATTTTCACATTTTGGGATGTTCTCTGTATATTTTTCCCAGTCAACCATACTGTATAATGCTCTCATATCTCTTAAATCAGGTTCAAAGATGCTTTTTTTCTCGAAACTGATTTGATGAGTTCCATCTTCAAATTCGCATTCATATAACCATTCTTTGGTACTAAATACTCCTTTGAAAGTGGTTATTTTTCCAAGGATGGTTACTACATCGTTTCTTGTTGCTTCGCAATTGTCAATTTTCATTCAATATTCCTCCTTGATAAAAAAAGAAAAAGTTTGGAGGGAATCAGTATTCCCTTTCTAACACCTCTACAATAGTGTAGTAATCGTACCCATATTTTCCCCCATTATTGCATTTGTCAGGGTCATACTCGGAGTAGTCACCATACTCGTATTTTGCCAGTACTGTTCCCATATAGGTTGCTTGACTATCAAAGCAATGGTTTAGGCTATTATATGGGAATTCGCTTGTTGTGGTACTGATCTCATCTCCGACATTAAAAAGGTCTTCTAATGGGTTTGCATAAATATCGATTTTGGTTAGTTTTGTCATTTTCTCACTTCCATTTTCGTTTTAATTTATTATTAATTTAAAATGTATCTCCAAACAGTTCGTTACAATACTCATCATCAACAGTTAATGGGTAAATCCCATTCTCGGCTAATCCGATGCTAACATAACATAGTCCATCGTGAGTAAAACCATCGTAAACTCTGTAACTGGTAAAACCCTCACCTTTAATAACAAGAGTGTCCATATCAAAAACACTCTCATCAGTAGGTTGAATCCACCAGTCAATAACATAGTCGATTCCTGCAACGAAAGACCTACAAGTGTCATTGTCAATAACTTCTTTCATAAAATCAAAAACATCATCAAACTTTTCTGTAACATTATCTAAATATTCACTACTCATAATAATCACTTCGTTTTAGTATTTTATAACTACTGTTAGTAGTAGTTACTATTACTTTGTAAGTCATAGTATATAAATGTATTGGATGGAAAATCCTGATCCATCCCAAAAAAAAAGTAAAAAGTTAGTGGATGCTACCTCCACCACCATTAATGCTTAACAGGAATTCTTTCTCTGTGATCTCTTCAAACTCGTAATCATAATACTTGTAGCCTCTGCCACAGTTTTCCTCGAATTTTGTGCAACGATAGAATTTCCCAACTTCAAGTTTCTGTATGAGGTTTTTCCTTGATGGTAAAGCAAAAAGTGTATTGTTGAGGTTGTTTGAGCTTACCCAAAACTGTTTCCCATATTTTCCGATGAATTCGGATTCAACATAGATGCAGTCATTAAGTAGAACCTCTGTGAGGTGTGCATTTCCACTATGGTAGTATGCTCGACTGTACTTTTTCGCAGTTACTGGTTGGAGTTGGGCTACGATGTGGCTAGTCCATTCTTCTTTGCATATGACCCCCCAAATGTATTCTTTAAGTTGATTGGATTCCATTTGCAGGTAATCTTTGCAGATTGTACAGAGTGTGGTGTCAGGGGTTGCATAGTCCTTGTGGATTTCATAATTGAATAATGCTATAACCACATCTTCTTTAGTGAAATTGTTTTCTTTAAGCTTGTTTTCGATTTCGGTTTGGTTTAATTTTTCAATACTCATAATTAATCACTTCGTTTGTGCATTAGTTTAAAAAAAGGATAATAAGTGAGGGGGGTTAGTCCTCCTCGAAGTTGAATTTTAGTCCATTCTCATAATGGACAAAGTTTGATCCGTCCACATCTTTGATTCTGTTTAGGGTGTGGATGTCTTTCAGTACAAATCTTGCCTTGTTTACCCCTTGAGGGGTCATTCCAAGGTCTTTGATTGCTTGGATAATTGGCTCTTTGTTGTACCTGCAGAGTCTTCCATATTCGCAACATTCCCCACATCCATCGCAAGGGATTTGGTGTTCTTCTACAAATACATCGATACTGATTAAGATTATTTCTGTTGTCATTTTTTATCACTTCGTTTTAGTATTTTGTACCACTTAATAGTAGTTAATATTAGTTAGTACTTCATACTATATAAATGTTTTGTAAGGAATTGTGAAAAAAAGAGAAAAAAGACTAATTGATTATTTTTGATTCCACATACTCAACCCCCAAAGTATCCTCACCATTATGGAATGTTTCTTGGAGGAAAAGGGCTAACTCCTCCCCCATATTATCCAAATCATTGGCATCAGTATCAAATATAATATTGAATGTTAGTTTTACTCTTGTCATATCAACCACTTCACAATAGTTTCATTATTATCCACCTGATTATCCCATATGAACCAAGCATAACAGATTGCACTATATTTAATAGTGTCCTTATTATTTGGGTAGCATTTTATCCTTTTTACGAATGGGCATATTAGTATTGGTGGGTCTTTTTTGAAGATGTTCTCGTATCTTTTGATGGTTTCTATGACTTGTATTCTTGCGAAGATGTAGGATTTGTGGGTTGCTAATTGGTTTTGGTGTGGTATCCAGTTATTGATCTGGTTATATGGTGGGTTGGTTATGATGTTTCCCCTGAATTTTTCTTTGCATTTTAGGAAATCTATTCCAGTAGTAGCTTCAGGATATCCATAATCATATAAATCAGTTTCTAGTTCCACATCATATCCTAATCTTTTCAATTCCTTGCTTAAATTCCCCCCCCCTACTGCACATTCCCAGTATGGGGTGTTTTTGTCTAGTAGGTGGTGTTTGTGGAGGAGGGTTATGGCTTGTGGGCTTGTTGCATAGTAGTCATTAGTGGTTCTTTCTCTTTTACTGTGGGTTGATGCTCCCATAGTTGTGAAAGTATTATTTATATTGCTCCTTTTTAATTGATGTGGCATTTATCTCCCTCGTTTCCCTTAACTTCATTGTAGAAGCTTTTGAATTCATTTTCCATTCTGTATCATATCCTCTAATTTTGTTTGTTTGGTTTCTAGTTTTGTTATCAGTTCCTATTTCCATTCTTATAATCTTCCCAAGTCCTTGTTTTGAATATGATCTTGTTGTTGCACCATCTTGCAATGTCTTTTTGATATCTATCGAATTTGTTATATGGCATCACGAATGGATGAATCTTATAATCATCCCATAGGTGCATTATCCTTTTCAAGTCCTCCTCTTCTGTACTCCAATAACCGACAAGGACATAGCACATTATCTTGTAGGGCTTGATATATTCAAGTAGATGCTCTATTTTGTCATCTAGATTGTCCTTGGGATTATCCCAAGCAATCTTAATCGCTTTCTGATGCTTGAGTTCTTGTAATGCTACCCCTTGTTCATCATTGAATAATCGGATATCGATGCCTTGCAGGTCAACTTTCTGATTCCATTCCAGTAACTGGTCTACTGCACTCTGCCAGTTTGGATTAGCGAAGAAATTGTTGTCTTGGACTTGAATCCACTTTCCATTCGGATTCAAATTCTTCGGTTCAACAGAATGAATATATCCCTCTTTTTGTCTTACAACACAGAATGGGCAGTTTCTTATGCAACCTCTACTGAACCACACTATGCTAAAATCACAATCAGGGTATAAGCTCCAATCATAATTGCAATCTTCAATCTCCCTTGGCAACTTACTCTTGAGATCAAATCCAGTTCCACCAGTTATCATATCAGGGGTCACATAACCCTTATCTGTGAAATCAAACAATGAAAAAGCATAAATCTTATCATAAGTATCGTGGTATAATGGGGAATACATTTCTATTCCATTACCTCTCTCTCTCTCATATGTGCTTACTTGCATCATTGCAGTATTGACAATCTTTGGTTCTAGATTATATAATCCGATTTTCATTGGTACATCACCTCGTTTGTGGTGGTTTCTTCGGTTGGTGGTTCTAGGTCTTGTTGGTAGATTATTTCGATACTGGATAGGTTTTCCTTGGGTATTATTTTGGCTCGTTCAAATCCATCAGGGTCGGTTACTGCTATTGTGAGCAGGTCATCGGTTTCATCTAGGATAAAGGAATAGGGGTAGATGGTGTCATCTAGCAGGAAGATATTGAGTGGTACATCATCTATGCTACTGACTTTTATTCCTTGTGTGATAACTGCATCCAGTACTGCTTTAATTAGTTGCAATTCTATTCACTCTCGGTAGACCTCTATGATTTGTTGTTGGAGTTCTATTATTTCTGATTGTTTGTGTACTGTTTTTTGTAGTTGTCCTCTTTCTTTGCTTATGTTTGATATGACTGTGCAGAGTCTTTTGTCCTCTTCTTGTAGTTCTTTAATTGTGTTTTCCAGTTCAGTTATCTTGTCTTGTAAATCTAGTATTGTTTCACCCATAAATCATTCACCTCTCCAATCTATTTTGTCAGATTCATACATTGTCACATTCTTATTCAAATCCTTGTCTACTTCCACTCGTAAGAATGCTTCAGGGCTTGGTGAGAGTAGCATATTACTTGCATAACTGTTTTCGTATCGTAAGAAGTGACCAGTAAGGCAGAATAATCGGCGATAGTACCCAATTTTTGGCTTATAATATACTTGCTCAATTGCTCCACACCTATGCAAGTGACCCATAAAATTGATATCTGCCTCTACAAAGCTCATATCTCGTTGTATCTTTCCAAGGGCTAGGTGTTGTAGTTTACTGCTACCTTTACCGTGGGCAAGGTAGATGCTCAACTTCTTATCATTCACTAGTAGGGTATCGTAGATGCTAGTATTGTATGGAACATCCAACATATCTGCAATAACCTTGGCAGTATCCAAGTTGAAATCTTTCTTTGTTCTCATACTATCGTGGTTTCCACTTGTTAGTCCTCTGATGTATTGCTTATGGGGTTCTAGGTATTCAACCATCTGATTAATCTGTTCATTCACATCCATTTCCTGATTGAATACTGAATCCCCTACATTCTTACTACTGACTTCCAGTAAATCTCCATTCAAATACAGTACCTTGTTATGCTTATCCCTCTTAAAAACAGATAAAGCATACTCCCAGTACTCACGATTGAATACATTACTGCCCAAATGAGCATCAGATAGGCAATAAATATGCAAAGCTTTATTATTTATTGAAAATTCATTCTCCATTATCTATCTCCTTGAATTGATAGCATTCGTTTACATCATTAACATCGCAACCATAAGCCAAACAATAATCACTTGATAGGAATTCACAATCCTTGCAGAAATCTATTCCCTCTATCCATACTTGCTTGGTGGTTTGTGGGGTTAGTTCTTTCCCATCTGTGTCTTTGCAGATATGGGATAAGTATAATTCTGATTCGTAGTATCCATCTATTGAGATTCCGATTTCGGCTTTTGGATTATAGTTCGTTAGGGATTTTATCAGGTCTTCCACTTTCATAATTTTTATCTCCTGCCTAGTAATCTTCTTTTCTCGTTCCTGACTGCCCAAAATTCTCGCTCGAAGTCCTCATACCGATGCTCTGATAGGTTTGATTCCCCTAATGGTAATCGATTATCCTCATAATTCTCAAACCACCATTTATTTTTCTGATCCTGATGAGCTTTCTTACTGCATTCAATTGAGCAGTATTTCCGATTACTTCTGTCGCTTATGAAGTGTTTGCCACAATACTCGCACTTCTTGGGTATTCGTTTTCCATTGAGTTTTTTGTGTCTTTGTTGCCTCCATTCTAGTCTTGCTTGGTGGCTACAATATGGGCTACAATATTTCTGATTATTTACGATGGGATAGAAAAGGTTATGACATCGTTTGCATTCGGTGGGTATGGTGATTGTCAGGCTATTCTCATTTACTATTAGTCTGCTACTTCTCGTGATTTTCATAGGCTATCAACTTCTCAAGATATGTTCTTGCTTTTTCCAAGTCTTGACAACCCCCTTTTTGCTTGTATCTTAAGACATATTTGATGATGTTCAATTCACAGAAGTGGATTAATTTTTCTCGTGGCACTAATCCTTTTTCACAAGCAGTTAGCAAGTCCATCGTATCCCCATAATATGAGGGTAAGGTGGTGTTGTTACTGGAATCTGTGTCTTTTAGTGTAGATGACACAAGATTTTTATCGTAAAAAAAAGTGGGTGTTTCATTTACTTTACGAATGATTTGATTTAATTGCCACTTCATCGCAACACTACCAGTTTCCTTGACCTTATCTCGCAGTATTTTAAGGACATCCTCCTTATCAATATACTCAATCTTCATAAATAACCCTCTTGTCATCAAGCACACTCTGAATTCTTTTGAGCTTTGCTTTTAGTCTGTCATTTTCTGCTCTGCATTGAGTTAACTGTTCCTGCAGTTCTACTATCTGTACATCCTGAATAAAACATTTGGTTTCCAAATCCATTTTATCGTTTCTCTCCCTTATGCAAAAATTTATGAATCTCTCTTGCT